GGCCTCGATGCCAGCCTCGTAGTTCGACGTGCCGTCCTCCTCGTGAGAGTACGGCGGATCGACAGCCTTCTGCAGCGCCTTCAGGTTCAGGTACGACAGCTCGTCAAGCACGCGCGCAAGCGGCGTGGCCTTGTGTGCCGGCCCCGGCCCCCAGGCGCTGTCCGACTGCTGGCGGAACGGGCACACGATGATCGGGCAGGAACCGACGCCATCGTAAGTGCGGCGCACGCGCTCCTTGCCGGCGACGACGATGCGATAGTGCCAACGCTCCACGCCGGGCGTCGACCAGTCGCGATCGCAGCCCTCGAACACCGCCTGCTTGCCGTCGCGCTCGCGACCGGGAGGCGGGAAGTCTGACGGGAACATGGCCCCGAACAGCGCGCGCTGCTCGGCCTTGGTCAGCTTCATCTCGCGCCAGCGGCCGTGGATGCTGCCATCCGGCCCGCGCTCGATCACCAGATCGGGAATCTCGATCGGCTGGAAGTGCAGCGCGTTAAGCGGCCCCATGTCGCTGACGGCGACACCCATGGCGGACACGGCCCAAAAGGCAAAGCACTCCTGCGCCGCCTCCCAGTAGTTCGATCGCTCGATTTCGGCGAACACCTTGTCACCGATCATCTTGAGCTGCGGGCGAATGTACGCCTTCTCGCCCTCGCTCAGATCCTCTGCGGGCTCGAACAGCACCCAGCGGTCGTGCCGCGGCGTGAAGGTCGAGATCATGTCCGAGGCAAAGTCCTCGACCGTCGTCTGCAGCGTCGTGTCGAACAGATCATCCTGCTCGAAGTTGCGATCATCGGCCGTCGTCGAGTCGTTGATGCGGCGATAGGTCGGCAGCGCGAGACGCAGCGTCTCGTCGATCCAGTCCGCATGACGGCTGCGATCGGCACGCGCCCGCTTGATCCGGGCGGGGATGTCCATCTGCTCGGCCATCAGTAGAACGCCGTCTCGTAGATGCCGCCGCCGCGAAACGACCCACCGCTGCCAAACGACTCGCCAACGCCGCCAGACGCCCCGCCACCGCCGCCAGACGCCCCGCCAACGCCGCCAGCCACGGGGCTGACGATCGAAACGCCGCCGCCGGCAGCGGCCGCAGCCCCCTGCAGGCGCCCAAAGCGGCGCAGGCGGCGCAGCGTGTCAGACATGCGCAGGGCTTGCGTCTCCTCGGTGCGCGTGGCTTCGGCGCGGAGCTGCTCGCGCTCGCGCGCCTGCGTCACCGCAGGGTCTTCTTTCGGGGCTTGGGGCGTCCTCATTCCGTCTCGCCTGTGAACGCGGGCGTCGCGCCATGAGCGATCAGGTCGCGGTAAAGGGCCTCCGGTCGCAACGCACGGGTGCGGATGCCCAGCAGGTGTGCGACCGCCGGGACGCACCAGAACCCGAGCCTGTGAGCCGGCGCGGCGTCGGCTGGCGTGTCGAGCCTAACTATCGTGCGGTGGGGCGGCAGGCTGGCCACCCAGGCGTCAAACACCTCGGGCGCGATGGCGCAGACATACGTCCGCAGCAGCGTCACCTCGTAGATGATCCACGCCCTGGCCTGTGCCGAGTAGCCGAAGGCCAGCACATGCCTGAAGCCGGGGCGGCACAGGCGCCACCACCAATGCCGTCGCTCGCCGTCAAAGAAGGCGGCGTACCAAACCCCCGGAAAGCCGCTCACCTGCGACCACGGAACTTGAGCGGCTGGCGGCCGCGGTCAAACACTCGTGCCTGCGTCCGCGTCTCGACGACGCGATTCCGCTCGTGGCCAAACAGGAGGTTGCCCCCCTCCCCCATGCCCAGCAGCATGTAGCCGAACGCCTCGCAGTTGGAGACGAGCGCGCCTTCCGCGTAGAATACGTGCTCGACCTCAACCTCTACGTCATAGACGGCCCGCGTTTCGCTGGGAGGCAGCGGCTCGACCGCCACAGCTCTTAGAGCAGTAAGTCGCTCTGGCGTACCGGTTGACGGTGAAGTCAGAGCCGCACCCTGCGCACTGACGAGTTTCGTTATCGACACCAGAGGCCAGTCGCGCATAGTGTTTGCAAGCGCGCGAGCAGAAGCGATGGCGGTAGCCGGAAAGCGCCCGATATTCCTCGCCGCAATGCTCACAAACGTAAGCCAGCATGACCCGCTGGGTCGCGCCCTTTTTGGCCGCGTCAGACAGCTTTCGTCGGACGATAGGGTGCTGCCGAGCTTTTGCGGCCATCGGGCGAATCGTAGCCAACCAAGCCTCACAGGCGCAGCTATGTGGCCCGTCCTCTTGCCAGTGGCGCACGGCGTGATCGCGCGAATGAATCGCTTCCAGATTTTCGATGGCGTTGTTCGCGGGGTCGCCGTCGATGTGATGGATGTGATGGTCGTCGGGAATGGGGCCGTGGAAGTGTTCCCACACGACGCGGTGCATATACCGGCCACCATATTTCGGGTCGCTGCGATAATAGCCCGCTGGCCCAGGGCGCCGGTAGAACCTTCGCCCGTTAAACTCTTGCACAGGGTATTTCGCGGGTCGTCCCATACCTGCCCCTCGGAAACCAGAGCATCACTGTAGCTCAGAGCCTCGGCGGGGACAAAACGATTTCCGTCCACCGCAAACGGGTGATCGTGGGTGCAGATCAGTGAGCGACCATTCGACAGGATAACGCGAACAAGCCTGTTCGCGGGTCGGCTCATTGCGGCAACTACGCGCCGGCGCCCCTGCGGGGTCAACACCTCGTCCCCCGGACGGAGCATCTCGATCGCCCGTTCCCCCTCAGGCGTCGCAACCATCGTTCCCGCGACAAAGCACGGATGGCTGTACTGGTTCTTCACGATGTCGCCCGACACGAACTGCCCGGCCGAGCTGTTCGTGACCTTGAACTGATAGCCGCCCCCGAGCCCGGCCACGAGCATACGGCAGTTGGGGTCGACCAGCAGGGCCTGATAGCCATCGACCTGACGCGACAGCAGGTTGTCGACCACCTCCTTACGCCCGCCCCGCCCAAGGAAGCGGTTGGCGCCGGGGGCGCGAACCACCGGCATGCCGTTCTTGCGGAAGATGTCGAACGCCGTCCGCTCCTCAGCCTGGCCGCGTATGTCGCCACCGGGGTCGCCGAAGAACTTGACACGCGCCGGGTCCACGCCGGGGAAGCGGCGCAGCAGCTCCGCCTTGACAAAGGGGGCGAACGTCACGGCCCCCACGTCCTCGGCGTACAACTCGGCCAGCACCAGCACGCGCCCGCGGAACGTCTGGCCGAAGATCGCGGCCGGCGTCAGGCCGAAGTCCAGCCCGACATACAGGTCCAAGTCTGGCGTAAACTTCAGCGCCGCCTCGGCCACATGGCTGTTGCGCTCGTTCGCCGCGCGGAACATCGGGTGGACCGCCCTGCCCTTCATCAGGCTGGCAGCGATGTTCCGGCAGTTGGCGTCGATCCACTGGCGCGTGACACCGTGGATCTTCTGCGCGTAGTAGCCCGGCCGCAGCCACTTCAGGTTCTCGGCCTGCGGGTTGACGCAGTACTCCACATCCTCGCCGGGGTTCAGCGGCTCAAGGCCGTGGCGCTTCAGCTCCTCATCCAGCACCAGCAGGGCGGGCGGCTGAACGTACAGGTTCCACGTCGGCGGGCGCTTGTGCTGGCGCACCTGATCGGGCGTGAAGTGGTCCGGCACGGGTGCCTTGCCGAACATGATCGGCACCCAATGCAACTCCTCGGGCGCGTTCATGTCGGCGATCACGCCGGACCATGTGCAGCCGCCATCGCGCACGGACGGGAAGCGGCCGGTACGCGACAGCGCCTCCGTCACCATCAGCAGGCCGGTGTACTGCAGTTCGTTGAAGTACACGCCCGTGACCTCAAGCGAGCGCAGCTTCTTGACGTCATCCTCCTTGTCCAGGGCAAGGAAGATGAACTCGGCCTCGATGTCGCCGTAGCGGAAGTGGTAGGTGAACGGTGGCGACCAACTCATCGAGCCAAAGCCGCCATCCGCCTCCAGCCCCTCGGGGAACAGCTCAAGGAAGGCGTTGATCGTCGTAGTCTTCAGCTCGGGGAACGTCTGACGCACCACGGCCCAGCGGCTCTTGCGCAGGCCCGATCGCGACACGGGCTGCTCGGACGCATGGCGCAGCATTCGCATGATCGCCGTGCGCGTCTTGCCCGAGCCGATCGGCCCCTGAATGACGTCGACGTCGCCAGATGCGAGCAGGAACCGCGTCAGGATCTCGCCGTCCGGCTCGAACACCATTGGCTCGGCCGGCGCTTTCGTTGTGGCCTTGCGGGGCATGCGCTCAGGGTGGCGAGCCGGGGGAAGCGCTCAACGCACGACCCCCGGCAGCTCTTCTTCGGCCATTACCTCACTCCGGGTGGTGGCTTGGCCACGAATTTACATGACCCAGCTCGTGACAAAGCAGGGTCGCATAGGCGTCACCCCACCGGCAGGGGTTGGGGACATAGATCGTGCGGCCCACTGTACAGCCGACGGCCATGCGGACGTGTGGACACATGCGTTGGACCGTGCGCTCGTCGGTGAAGACCACCGCAGCGGCGGTGTTGCCTTGG